ACATCAAATCTGTTTCCTCTTGCGCCTTGGTCGAAGTTATACTTTAGTTGGTCTATAGATGACCCAACATTACTTGTAAATATGTCTTTTAAAAATCCCATTACATTTGTTTCCTAGAATTTGCATACACTGTATTTGTGTTAACATTCCCAAAATTTGCAGTTGGTAGCATTGCAGCTACGTCCCAATATTCTTTTTGTACTTGTAAAGGTACTCTTTTAATTCTACTATAAAGATACCTTTTTATACATGGTATCGCAGGTTTTAATCTACTTACACTTCTGAAGTATTGATAATCAATTTCAACACCTTCACCTTTTGAATACTTGTACATTTCTTCCAATAGATTTTGTCGATACAATGGTGGAATGTAGTGTAAGTTAATTCCATAAAATCCATTCTCAACTGACCTTTTATCAAAAGGAATGACTAAAGGAAATCTATCATACCAAGGCAGTTTCTTTTTTGTCTTAGCATTATAAAACATCATGTACATATTCCCTTCTTGAATCTCACCTACTTTAGTTCCGTCAAGATAAACTTTTTCATTGTTTCTTCTATCAAAGATTCTTCTAATATTTGTTCTAAACCACTCTAATGAAAGTTGTGTATGCGTACCAACCTCTTCGGGTTTAAGATTTTCTAATTCTTCAAATATAGTAGACATATATCTATTTATACTTAAGTGAGGTGTTCTTCGGTCAATATTCTGAAATTGTATTTACGATTTTTACAATACTCTTCTGCAGCTTTGAATTTTGCTTGATTGACTCCATAGGTTACAACCTCTCTCAGGTATCTTTGTGTTTTTCTTTTGGGGACTTTGGGTGGTTCACATTGTCGTTTAGGTTTAACTTCTATAATCTCACGCACAACCTTACCCGATACGTTTCTTACTTTGATATAGAAGTCGGGGAAGTATCTATGGACTTTGTTATCTATAGGTGAAACATATGGAATGATAATCTCTTCACTATTCCATTCTAATATAGAAGGTGTAGTGTCACAATAGTTCATAAACCTACGTTCCCATAAAGAACGATAATATACCTTTGTGGGGTCTCCTTTATATTTTTTATGGTTCTTTGGGCGAAACCGACCTTTATATGACATAAATAACAATAACTCTATAATAACTTTCAGGAATATTTATATCACATGGGACTAAGTAAATTAATCAAAAAAGTAAATAAGGCAAAATCTGCAATCAATTCCTTGAAAGGAATATCATCAAAGATTAACAGTTTAAACTACGATAGTGTAACCGACCAACTTGGAGAGGAAGCAGAAGCTGCAAAAAGTCTATTACAAAAATCTAGGCAAAGAGACACGACAACTTTTTCCCAAAGTGAAAAACATAGGAGAGCTTTAAAACAAACTCCTTCAAATAAATTTACAGAATTAATCTATCCTCATGGTGATTTACTTGAAAATAATATAGTCTTTAACATAAAACCTAGAAGAAAGGGAACAGCTCCTAAGTGGTTAGGCGGAACAGCTAAAGACACCACAAATTTAATGTCCGAAGAAGAGGTTGATATAGTATTATACGTTCCTGATGGAATCACTAGTGAAACAAGTGTCCAATATGATGGCCAAGAAACTGGATTAGGAGCCAGGCAAATGAATAAAATTATGGAAGATGTTTCAGGTGCGGCCAAAGGAAACAAGTTTCAAGCGGGCCTAGATGCAATAAAGCAAGGCGGTGGAGCTATGATACAAAACCAAGTCATAAGTATTTTGAATGGTTTAAGTGGTAATATAAAAAATTTGAAGGAAGGAAGGGCTGTAAACCCCATGCATGAAGCTCAGTTTCAGGGAATTGGTTTCAGAAGTTTTACTTTTGATTATGAGTTTTATCCAAAAAATGAACTAGAAGCAGAAACAGTTAATCAGATTATATACACATTCAGAACTGCAATGTTACCTGATACTTATGGAGCATCATTTGGAGACGAAGAGATGGATGCAGCTGCAAAGGAGTTTCACGGTGGAAAAGCGCCAGAAAACTTTTTTAACTATCCAAATGTTTTTAAAGTGTCATTTGACGGCCCTATCGCATCGAAGGTAGATGGATTTTTGCCAATGGTATTAGAAGATTGTAGTGTTGACCACTTTAATGGTAACAAGATTGCTTATTTTGCAAATGGACAACCAGTTTCTTCATCAATGAGTTTAAAATTTAAAGAAATAAAACTATTAACTCAAGAGAGTTATCAAAGGATATCAGCTTATGGTAAAGACATAGGTGGTATGGATAGTGTAAATCCAGAGGCAAACGTATAAAATGGCTACTCAATTATTTAAAAATTTCCCTACTTTACAGTACACCCTTAATACAGGAAAAGTTGTTAGGATTAAAGATTTCTTTCGCAAAGCAAAAGTAGAATCTTCAGCTCTTAACTCAATAGTTGAATATCAAACTTATGAAGTCATGGAAGGAGACCGACCTGATGTGGTTGCAAGTAAACTATATGGTGACGGTGATTTACATTGGACTTTCTTTTTAGTTAATGACTTTGAGAATTACTATGACTGGTTTATGGACTTCGAGGTTTTTGAAAATTATATCGCAGAAAAGTATCAAGGACAAAATCTAATTGTAGTAAATTCTAGTGATATAGTTACAACACCTACCTATGACACTAAACTGGTTAACAGTAGTAATCCTCTCGGTTGGAAACACGACAACAAGATTCTAATCGGAGAGACACTTACATCAGGAACTAAAGAAGTAAGTGTGCAATCTGTTGACCCAACATTCAATCGTTTAGTTGTTCAAGGTGATATTATTGAAGCAACTGACGTTATGGTTTCTAGTACAAAGCTTTCTACTGCAAAGTTAGAAAATGAAGAGATACCTGACGATAGGACTGCATTCGAACAGTGGCAACAAGAAATCATTGATGGAACTAATCTTTCTTTTACAGTAGATTCAGTTTCAGATGCAAAAGACGGAGTCCACCATTACGTTGACTCAACAGGAAACAGGCGAACTTATGGTGGTTCGGGGTGGAGCCCAGTTACATATTATACTGAAGAATATGAAGAGAATGAGAAGAAAAGATTAATTAAAATTATTTCTCCTTCAAAAATAACTTCTGTATTAAGAGAGTTTGAAAGATTAATGAGTAATGGTTAGGAATAGGGTTATATCATGACAGAAGTTTCTACAACACCAGTCGAGTTGCCTGAGGGAGACGTAACAACACCACACCAAGCTTTCAATTTAAAAGCCGTTCACTTAGTAAATGGTGACGGTAAGTCGATTGATATACAGTCAATTACAGCAGGGTTCAGTCTGTATGAAAGTATTAATTCTAAATTTGTTACAGGAGATATAACTCTTATAGATAGTGTAAACCTAATAAAAAATTATCGTTTTACTGGACAAGAACATATTCGTGTTCATATAAGCACTGAAAGAGATGAAATAGACCAAGAACTTGAGAAGATATTTAGAGTATATAAACTCAACAACGTACAAAGACCTAGAGCAGGTACTCAAACATATGAAATGAAGTTATGCGACCCACTGATGTTTGTAGCAAATACAACTAGACTCAGTAAGGTCTACAGGGGTTCTTATACTGAGATGATGTCGGCAGCTTTTTGGGATATGGGACAGGGAAATGGGCAGGCATGGTTTAATGGCATAAGCCCTGAAGGGAAAGAAAAATTTTTTGGTCACTTTGAACATACAAAATCAGAAAACAACCAATTTGTAATTCCTAATTGGAGAGCAGACACTTTTTTAGATTGGGTTACTGAGAATGCTGATAATAAATCAGGTTCATGGAGAAACTCAATGTTTCTTTATCAAACATTTAGAGATAACTTTAAATGGCAATCTTTATCAAGTATGTGTGGAACAGCAGGAGTCGAAAGTAAAGAGAGAGAAGAGGCCAAAGTGGTAAAGGAACTTGGTCTGGAAGTTGGTGCAGGAGAAGTTGATACAGTGGGTGGAACAAAAGATTTACAAATATTAACTATAGATAAACCTCAACTTTTTGATACCTTAAGAGGAACAGTTGCAGGTGCTTATGCATCAACTCAGAAAGTATATGACCCAATTACAAAAATAGAATCGGTTAATATATATGATATATTAGAAACCTTCAATAGAAAAGATGGTAGTCATGTTTCAGAAGATGCAGTTCCTTTAATAAGAACTGATGAAAGTGATAAAAGTATATTTTTAGCACGTACAACAGGAGACATCGATTGGCAGGAAATGGCGAGCCCACCAGTAAAAGAACTTAACTATGCAGGAATGCAATATCCCAACAAAATACCTGACTCTTTAGTTACCTATGATTACAATACTAATCATGATTTTGATAACAACACATTCGAATCTAGTGAAGCATTTAAAGGAAATAAGATTAAAGACAATTCTAAATTAGAAAGAATTGCATTGAAAGAAATAATGAAACAACATAGAGTCGTTGTAATTTTACCAATAAGAACTGATATATCAGCAGGTGATGTTATTAAAATGAATATCCCCGAACCTGAAATAACAAGAGGTGAGGACAATACAGATCCAATAAATGATAATAGGTACTTAGTTGTAGATTCATGTCTTACTGGTAATCTTCAAGTGCCTGGATTTTACGGGTCTCTACAATTAGAATGTATTAAAGAAAGTTTTGCAAAAGAAATTACATTAGAAGAAATAGAAACTCTTATTGAGAAATCTGATGGCAGCTATGAGGCGGACTAACATGGAAATATATTACGGAATAGTTGAAGATAGACAAGACCCTTTAAAGGTTGGTAGAGTTCGTGTTCGTGTACATGGAATCCATACAGATGATAAACAGAAAATTGCATCACCTGACTTGCCATGGGCTCAAGTTATGTTACCAACAACTTCTGCAGGGTTATCAGGATTCGGAACTCAACACGGACTCGTAGAAGGGTCTACGGTAATTCTATTTTTTAGAGACGGAAAAAAATGTCAACAACCAGTGGTCATTGGTTCTACTGCAGGAATACCTGCAGGTGGTTACAAAATAGATGCACTTGGTAAAAAAATCAAAAGACAGGTTGAAAAGGGGTTCAATGACCCAAGACGGTTAACTACACATGGGGATAAGGAAATGACCGTTGGTGGTATAACGGGAATTGCATCTGCAGACACAACTTATGACGGAACACCCGATGGGGCAGAGCCAGACCACGCTAGTAAAAGGAACTTTGGTCTTACTGCTGGAGTAGGACTACTTGCAGACGATACCCCACGACCATTATTCACTTTGGATATTAAATATACAGGAGTAGGTTCTACAATAACGGACACTGAAATAACTGAAGATAATTTACCCTTTTATCCTTTATACACGGACAAGTCAGATTTAGCTAAACTTGCTGGAAGTGATGATGAAGTTGATATTGCTGAATTATTGAAAGAAAGAACCATACCAAAAGATAGACTTCTTAGTAAAAAGGAAATAAAATCTCCTGCAAAACCAGTCTACCCTTACAACAAAGTTTTACAGTCAGAGTCGGGTCATGTTTTAGAAATGGACGATACAATGGGTGCTGAAAGACTTGCAATAGCACATAGGTCAGGAACCTTTCAGGAGATTCACCCTGATGGTTCTCAGGTAACTAGAGTTGTTAATGACAACTACACTATTATTTGTAGAAACGAAGAAGTGTTTATTGGTGGAAAGGTTGAGATTAAAGTTCTTGGTGATGCAAAAATTGAAACCATAGGAAAACTAGAACTCAAATCTCTTAGTGACGGTAAGATTGATATAAATGGAAATCTTGACATTGAAGTTGGTAAAAAACTAACCTTATCAGCTGCAGAGCACGTGAAGGTCTTAGCACCTGAATTTAAACCGAACTCATAATTATGACTGAAAC